TTTCGGAAAACCTAGTACCATGTTGGGGAAAACAATGCCCCAAAGTGCCAAAGACACACTTCGTACTCTCAAACTAGGTAAAGTATTCAAATCATACCAATGGGAAATCACCCACCCTAATGGAACGAAGGAAGTGGTGACTAATCTTTCGGCTTATTGCCGCCTCAACAAAATGCACCAAGGAACGATGGTGATGGTATCTCAGGGCCTTAGAAGTTCTTATAAAGGTTATCTCTGCAAAAAACTCATTGACAATGCTCTATAAATAGTGTATACTGTGGGGAATTTAGTGTTCTCTTATAAGGACTAAGCATAAAGGAACGATAATATGGCTATTCCCTCAATTCCCCACACGCCTGCCAATCCTAATGTCATGCACCCGAATAAATTCGTGGTGAGCTTCACTGCATTGCCAACCGTGGAATATTGGTGTCAAAGTGTCAATGTACCGGGTCTCTCACTGGGAGAAGTGCCACAGCATAATCCCTTCCTTGATATCTATTCTCCTGGCGAAAAACTTTTGATAAATCCATTCTCCATGACGTTCATTGTGGACGAGGACTTGACAGGTTGGATGGAAGTCTATACCTGGATGCGCGGGATGACTTTCCCAAAGGAATTCAAGGAATACCGCGACCTCGATAAGCGCCCGGGTGTCTTGCAAGCCCCCATGAAACAATTCTCTGATGCCACCCTGGTGATTCTGGACTCCAAGCAGAATCCTAAGATTCGTGTCAAGTTCCAAGATTGTTTCCCCACCAGTCTGACTGATTTGCTCCTCAGTAGCACCGCCTCGCCAGAGGAACCAATAACCGCAGATGCCGTATTCAGATTCCTCTTATACGAAATCGAAATTCTGTAATTGACTTCACCTTCTGATTGTGTTATAATGGTTCATTATGATACTTGACACAACCGCTCCATCGACCGCACAAGTGACTGCTCTTTTAGAAGAGTGGAAAAAGGACTGCAAACTCGACAAGCTGGAACTCTCCTCTGAACTGAGGAAAATTCCCTCACATCATAGCAAGTATATGCAAATTCTCTCCACCCATCGTCAAGCCTTCAAAGAAGGCGAACGTCGATTGAGCAAGCTGAGAAGAATCAAATACGAATACTATACCGGGCGACTCGACCAGGCAGCACTCAAGCAGTATAATTGGCAGTCCTTCCCCTTCACCCTCAAAGGGGACCTCAGCACCTATATGGACTCCGACAAAGACTTACTCAACGCACGAGCGGTCCTGGCCATTCATGAAGAAGTGGTTACGGTGTGTGAATCTATTATCAAAGAACTCAATAATAGGACGTGGCAGTTGAAAGAAATTTGTGGATGGGAAAAATTCATTAGTGGGTCACATTAGGAGGTCTTTTTATGTGGACGTATAATGCTAAAATGCTGCGAGTGATTGACGGAGATACTATTGAGGCGGATATCGACTTGGGATTCGACATGCACTACATCGCCAAGGTTCGTCTTGCAGGGATCAATGCCCCTGAGATGAAAACTCCACAGGGAACACCAGCCAAGGCACGGCTGACAGAGATGCTGACCAATTATCCTAATTTGATTATCACTACAAAACTCAATAAGGAATTTGAGAAGTATGGCAGGGTGCTTGGTGAGATTACAGCCAATGGAGTGAACGTCAACCAACAGATGATTACCGAGGGATTTGCGATTCCTATGAAGGGATAGTTCCTACTATATCATGGCAGACCTTTTTGTAAGCAAGAAAAATGAATCATTTATCCAAGTCTCCTGTTCTGATGCTATTGGTCAGGAGCTATCAGAGTATTTCGCTTTTTTCGTTCCGGGTCATAAGTTCCAGCCTATGTTCAAGAGCGGAATGTGGGATGGTCGGATACGCCTGTTTGATCGTCGCTATTCCTCTCTACCTTTTGGCTTGTGCGGCCATCTCCAAAAGTTTGCTGTGGACCGTCAATACTCTATTCTGTTCGATGATGCCGTTCTCCTAACCACCAACTTCTCCATCGCGGAGGCACAAGCCTTTGCCGATTCTTTGAATTTGCCAGTCGCCCCGCATGATTATCAGATCGAAGCCTTCACAAAAGCCATTCGCAATCGTCGTATTCTGATTGTCAGTCCTACCGCGTCAGGGAAGTCCTTGATTATGTACCTGATCGTGAGGCAGCTTCACATGAACCATCTTAAAGGCATCATCATTGTGGGCACAACCTCACTGGTGGAACAACTCTATGGGGATTTTCGAGACTATGGGTGGAACGTAGAGAAATTTGTCCATCGTATGTATGCTGGAAAAGAGAAGAAAGCCGATCATTTTCTCACGATCTCCACCTGGCAGAGTCTTATCAAGCAAGACCCAGACTACCTAAAGCAATTCGATTTCGTTCTCGGCGATGAAGCCCATCAACATAAAGCCAAGTCACTCACGACTATTCTCGGTAATCTAACCAATGCGGATGTTCGCGTCGGTACCACAGGCACCCTAGATGGCACTAAAACGAACCAGCTTGTCCTAGAAGGGCACTTCGGACCTGTCTTCGCTCCTGTAACCACCAAACAATTGATGGATACCGGGAAACTCGCGCAATTGAAAATCAAGTGCCTTGTGCTCAAGTATCCTGTAGCGATATGTCAATCTATTCGAAAGTCCACCTATCAGGAAGAATACGAGGCTGTGGTCAGCTATCTCCCGCGATCTAGATTTGTTCGCAACCTTGCCTTGTCCCTGGAAGGCAATACCCTGGTGCTCTTTCAATTAGTCAAGAAACATGGGCAACCGATGTTCGAAGGCATTCGGGACGGTGCGATAAAAGGCAGACCGGTACACTTTGTCCACGGCGGCACAGAAACGATGGACCGTGAAGAGATTCGGCGTCTTACTGAATTGAGTAACAATACCATCATTGTCGCGTCATATGGCACGTTCAGTACAGGTATCAATATCAAGAACTTGCATAATGTCATTTTTGCCGCACCATCGAAATCCCGCATTAGAAACCTCCAATCTATCGGCCGAGGACTACGAAAGGCTGAAGGAAAAACCCATGTGACCCTGTTTGATCTCGTGGATGACCTGCGAATCGGCAAACATGAAAATTTTCTCTTGACACACTTCATCCATCGTGCTACAATATACAACGCTGAGAAATTCCCCTTCAAACAATATATGATTGATTTGAAATGATGAATGACTTATTGTGAAAGAACCAAGCATGTCTAATGTCACCACACTCATGATGATGATGGAACGCGGGGAAATTATTATCGCCGATGTTGCCTACGAGGGTCCCCAGGGTTTGATGACTCTGTATAGTCCCGCAGTTGTGTCGTATGAGCGGCCGCACCCAGGTGCCTTGGGCTTCATGTTATCCCCCTGGATTCCTACCGAACTGATAGCCAATTCACGTATCGACGTGTCACACACCATGCCCAGGGGCGCCTTGACCCCCTCACCTGAACTGATTAGCTTCTATAGGGCATGGGTTGCCACTGAGCAGGACCGTTGGAAACACTTTGGGAAGGATTTCAGTCAACAGATCGTTGATATCGAGAAACAACTCACCAGTCAATATAACGAAGCAAAATTCAGACGCGCGGCCGGTAAAATCCACACATCAGACCATGGTCACAACGAATTACTCATTGCACTTTTTGAGGAAGATGCCGCCTGGGGAAATTCCTCTATCACACACTAAGGAGTTTTATGGCTTCAACGCACTATGTCAACAACAAAGACTTACTCGCCGCGCTCATTGAACACCGCGCTGCCATAAAAGCGGCGAAGAAGGCGAAGCTGCCGGCACCAGAATTGAGTCGATATATCGGTATGTGTTTCCTTGATATTGCCGAGCATTTGTCTCGTAAGCCCAATTTCATGTCGTATACCTTCAGAGAGGACATGATTCAGGATGCCGTGGAGAACAGCATCCAGTACGTCCACAATTTTGACCCCAAGATATCCAAGAATCCCTTTGCCTACTTCACACAAATCACCTATTGGGCATTCCTACGAAGAATCAGCAAGGAAAAGAAATCTCTGTACGTCAAGTACAAAGCCACCGAACAGTTAGGGTTGCTCCAACAGTCAGCCATGCACGATCTTGAAGGTATTGGACAAGATAAAGGTCGCGCCTTCCAAGTATATGAGAACATCGCCGATTTCATCCAAACTTTTGAACAAGGGCGTAAAGCTAAACACCGCAAAAAAACCAAAATTCACGCTAGTTCAGCCTACGGTACGCTTAAGTTTATAGGAGATTGATATGTCGAATGAGAGCACGGAGGAACGAGTGAGAAAATTGGAAGAGGAAATTCAGAAGCTTCAGAGTAGGTTATTCCAGTTAGAACAAGAAAAGTTCATTGAACGGATGAATGCGTTTAAGTGTGGATCGGGGAGATACCTATAATGCGATTGGCTCTTATCAATGATACTCATGCCGGCGCCCGTGGTGACAATGTGCAGGTCAACGACTTCTTCTTTCGGTTTTGGGATAACATCTTTTTCCCTGCCTTAACCAAGCACAAAGTCGACCGAGTTGTGCATCTTGGTGATGTGGTGGATCGCCGCAAGTTCATCAACTTTGCCATTTGGAACAAGTGGCAGACCGGGTTCTTTGATCGGCTCAATGACGAATTTCACATTCCCATTGACCTGCTCACAGGCAACCATGACTGCTATTATCGCAATACCAATGATATCAATGCACTTGCTGAATTGATCGGGAAGTATCCCAATGTGCGGATTTTTAGCGAACCCCAAGACATACAATACGGCAGTCTATTGGTCGCCCTGGTGCCGTGGATCAACTCAGGCAACTATGAAACGGCGATGGAATACCTGAGAACGACCAAAGCCCCGGTCATTCTAGGGCACCTGGAAATTACAGGCTTTGAAATGGACCAAGGGAACGTCTGCCTCGGCGGGATGAACAAAGCCACGTTCGAACGATTCGATATGGTCCTGACAGGACATTTTCACCATCGCTCAACGGATGGTGTCATTTCCTACCTGGGCAATCAATATGAAATCACCTGGGCGGATTATCAAGACCCTCGTGGGTTCCATATCCTCGACACGGAAACTCGTGAGTTGACCTTTATTCAGAATCCCTATCGTTTGTTCCATAAGATTCTCTATGACGATTCGATCCAGAACTTTGAATTCTGGAAACGCCACGACTTTCAAGCGTACACCAACACCTTCGTCAAGGTCGTGGTCACACGCAAACAAAATCCTTACCTATTCGACACAGTGATGGACTCTCTATATAAGTCAGTGCCTTTAGATGTCACTGTGGTAGAAGATTACACCGAGTCTGCCTTGGATGCGACTGTGGGGGTCGACCAAGCCGAGGATACCGTGACGATCATTCGTAAGTGTGTGGACGGTATGACCATGCCGGGTGGTGTGGACCCCGAAATTCTCAAAGGACGGTTACAAGAGTTGTACGTAGAAGCCGTCAATTCAGAAACGGCGATGCAATAATGTTATCCTTCAAAACACTTCGGTGGCGAAATCTATTGAGTACCGGGAATTATTGGACCGAAATTCAACTCAACCAATTCCAGAATACCCTGGTGGTTGGGGAAAATGGTTCAGGCAAATCGACGATGCTAGATGCCCTCTGTTTTTGCCTGTATGGAAAGCCTTTCAGGGATATCAACAAAGGGGCGTTGATGAACTCCATCAACACGAAGGACACGTCGGTTGAGGTTGAATTTGTCGCCGATCATCATGAATATAAGATTGTGCGTGGGATTAAGCCTGATGTGTTTGAAATCTACCGAGAAGGGACTCTCTTAGATCAAATGGCTTCAGGAGACTATCAAGACCACCTGGAGAAATTTATTCTCAAATTGAATTACAAGTCATTCACCCAAATTGTGATTCTGGGTTCTGCGAGTTTCACCCCCTTCATGCAACTCAAGGCGAGCGACCGTCGGGAAGTGATCGAAGACTTGTTGGATATCCAGATTTTCTCCCGTATGAACAAGTTAGTCAAAGCCAAGCAATCCACCTTGGTGCTTGAACGCAATGCCAACAAGCTACTGATTGACAGTGCAGCCGAGAAAATCACGATGCAGGAGCGGTATATCACCGAAGCGATGCAGGATGCCGATGTTCGAATCAAGGACCATGAACATGAGGTTGCACAGAACCAAACAGAAATCAATCGTCTTCTCAGAGAAATCGACAGTCATACGGCCTCAGGCACGGCAATCCACGAAAAGATTCTCGACAAAGCGAAGACTACAGTGGCACTCAAGAAAATCACCCAACTGGAAGCCCAGATTGAAAACGTCCTCAGTAAGCACAAGAAGACCTCAAAATTCTACGAAACAGAGGAGAAATGCCCAACTTGCGCTCAGGTGATCGACGCCCTCTTTAAGACTGAACAATTTGCGGTCTTGGGTGGGAAGATCGGGGAGTGTGAAACGGGGTTGGTGCAACTGGAACAGAAGTTTCTGGTTGCTCAGAAGCGCATGGCAGAAATCTCTGTGATTGAGCAGGAGATTGCAGATCATGAATTGTCCATTGCGAATCACCGCACGTCTGTCCGCCAATTGGAGAAATTCAACACCAAGCTAAAAGCAAAGATCGAGGACTTTCGAACGCAGCATCATTCGACAGGGCGCGAGCAAGACCGCTTGGGAGAACTGTTGACTCTTCAGGCAAAACTCGAAGAAGACAAAAAAGTATTGATTAGCGAATCGGCGTACCTCGATGCCGCAGGAATGTTGCTCAAGGACACGGGTATCAAGACGAAAATTATTCGGCAATATCTTCCGATCATCAATACACTCGTGAATAAATACCTTGCGAGCATGGATTTCTTTGTCAACTTCAATCTAGACGAAACCTTCAAAGAAACGATCAAGTCACGACACCGGGATGATTTTACCTATCATTCCTTCTCGGAAGGTGAGAAGCAGCGTATTGATATGGCATTAGTCCTTACATGGAGAGCGGTTGCCAAGCTAAAAAATTCTGCCGACACCAATCTGTTGATCTTGGACGAAATCTTCGATTCCAGCTTGGACAACACCGGGGCAGAAGAACTGATGAAGATACTACATAACTTAGAAGCGACCAACGTATTTGTGATTAGCCACCGAGGAGACATTTTACAGGACAAGTTTCAGAACGTCATCAAGTTTGCCAAGCAACAGAGTTTTTCACGCATCATCACATAAGAGGTATATTATGAATGTCACCGACCAGATTGCCACTCCGCTCTCTCTAACTCCTGCGGCGCCCAAAGAATTTGTGTATAGCACCACAACGCCGACCCCTATTGTCAAGACACCAATGGAATTGTTTCCATTGTATAATGGCAAAAACCCCATGCTCACGATCAAACACCCTGAGTTTGATCTGTCAGATTCCCCCGTCAACATCATCGACTTTGCCAATCAACTCCTGCATACCATGAATCATTATGGGGGAGCGGGATTGGCCGCGCCACAATGCGGATTCCCTTATCGTATATTCGTGATGGTAGGCGGGATTGTCTGTATCAATCCTGTGATTATTGAATCGTCCAAGGACACCTCATTCGGAAAGGAAGGCTGTTTGAGTTTCCCAGGACTCTATCTATCCACGACTCGTCCCACCACCGTGCGAATGAAGTACACCGACGAATTCGGCAAACAAATCGAAGCCACCTGGACTGGGGCCACCGCACGAGTCGCACAGCACGAACTCAACCATCTGGATGGAATTGTCTTTACCAGTCTGGTTGGCAACCTTACCCTTCAGATGGCAAAGAAGAAGCGGGATAAGATGTTCACAAAAATCAAGCGAGTTGTCGCCGCCAAGGAACAGCACTTGCGAATCACGGGCAAGGATAAGGACTACGCTAAAACACGGACAGAGACTTCGACACACATGACCTATCAAAATGCACCCACCACCGCGGTGCTATCAAACCGAGAGAACTAAATCATGGATGAAATGAAGTCCTGGCAACATGGGTTTACTATCGACTACCTCAAAGGTATCGAGGCGTTCTA